GAAGGAACTTTCCAGTTACCATATAATTGTGTTAAATATAATTCGCTATTAAATGGTACATTATATTTTTTACCATTTAAAGTTTTATTATCTAATAATGGAAATGCAGGATTTGTATAGATATCACAATATAAATTACTATATTTAGTTTTAACACTAATCATATTACCATCAATATTTTTTGGGTAACCATTTAGTGTTCTAGTTCTTTTTAACTCGTACTTATTAAAATCTATGGAATTTAATTTATCCCAGTGCGACAAATGTATTGTAACATCAACATCTGTATCCTTTTTCATTAATTCATTATTTCTAATGCAACCTAATAATGTCCCGCAATCTAAATAATAAGGTATATCATGTTCGTCTAATATATCAACAACTTTTTGCAAAATATAATTCATTAAACCAACTTTATCATTTTTATAATCTCTTATTTTTGTAGCAGATATGTCTTTTGAATATGGTAAAAATTTTATTGGCATAATGCTTTTAACATAATTAATTGATGGAAATTCACGATTATCATCAGCTCTCATAAAACACCAATTTTTTTTATATCCAATTAACTTTTGTCCCCATCCATTTTTATTATCAATTCTAGTTATTTTTATATTATCATCTTTAAAATTATATTCAAATCTATCTTTATAATCATGTATAAAAAATAATTCACCAGAATAATTATTCTTTATTACCTTACTATTTGATGATGAGGAACCAATATTTATAGGTATTATATCTTCATTGAAATTTTTTGATATATATTCTTTTATAGATTTTGTTGGATCTGCATCATCTATCATAAAAATATCGTAAGCGCATTTTTCTAAATTACGTTTACGATTATCATAAATATCAATATCAGTAATATTTTTAAGTTGTTTTATACTATTATTATCATGTAATCCAATTATGATTTTTTTACCTTCTTTTTGCATACTTTCTAATAATGTTATATGACCTTTATGAAACTTATCAAAACATCCAATAGTAAAAATATATTCAAACATTATTTATATATGTATATAAATTTTAATATTGTTATATATTCATATAAAAACTTCACTCTTAAATAATATAAAAAGCATTTTAATGCTATCAAGTAATATCAACATTGATAATACTATATTGTTAAAAGCATTATGTAATAATATTAATTCAAATTATAATTTTAATAAAAAAAATCTGGATAAGGATAATATAACACAATATGATTATATAATTAGGAGTGTTGCAGAATTAGAAGAAGATTATAAAAATAATATACTTGAAGAATATTCTGATAAATGCGTAAATAAAAATATACTATATAAATTAAACAATAAGTTTGATGGTGACCAGGTGGCAATTATTTGTTATAATGTATTAAATTGTGATTAAGATAAGGAACACTTATTTTGTTTTTCTACTATTTTAATATCTTCTATCATTTTTAATATATGGTCTATATCGGGTCTATTGTCGGGATTTGTACTCCACATTTGTTTTATTAAATCTTGAATTTCTATAATTCCGACATCTTTAATATCGGGTCTATAATCTATTTGTATTAATTGGATAACATGTGGATTTAAATCCAATTCTGCATATGGTATTTTTCCAGTAAGTATAAACCAGAAAACAAGAGCTAGGGAATATATATCAATTTTAAGATCATAATCTTCCCCATCATTAAATATAACTTCGGGTGCCATATATCTAAGCGTACCAGTGCAACCACTCATTTTATATTTTTCATGTTTTTTTTTGATAGTTCTTGATAATCCAAAATCTGTTAGTTTAATATGGAGGTCTTCGTTCAATAATATATTTGATGGTTTTAAATCACGATGCATAATAGGGTAATAACAATGGTGTAGAAAATATACGGCCTGTGTTAGCTCATAAATCCACTTGTAAGCCTGCATTTTTTTTGGTTTCCACAATCTATTTTTTTGGTTAGAGATATTGGCATAATAATTGTCTAATGAACCATGTGGCATAAATTCGTATAATAATAATAAAGGATCTGTTATAGTACACGCTCCTAGAAATAAAACTAAATTTGGATGCCTTAAATGTGAGATAACTGAGATTTCATTTATCATATCTTGGTATTCAATATCATTATTGTTATGCTTTAAACATTTAACAACACACTTTAACCCTCTCCACGAAGCCTTATTTATAATACCATTTCCACCCTCTGCAAGTTTTTCATATAACAAGATTTCGCTATGCTTTAATTCCCACCATTCAGCTCTACCTCTAATATTAAATGGCACCTGTTCCATATATAATGAATTACTTGAAGCATTTGATATAATATCATCATCTGATTCTTTTTTTTGTGATATATATGCCATTATTATAATATTAATTAAATATAATTTATATATCATTTTTTGTAAAAGTGATAAACCAGTTTTGCATTTCCCAAGATATATTATAATCTATATTAAAACTCTTTGCTAGTTCGCTTACACTTTGATAATCATGGATATAATAATACCTTTTAATAATTGTTGACTTATCCAATTTCCAATCAACATAATTTGCTCCTACAACAAAATCTCTACTATCACTTTTATTATTATTTAAATCATTAAAAAACTTCTCTTTTGACCAGAAAGATACTAATAATTTACCATTATTATTTAAACAATTTATTAGGTTTTCAATAGCCAAAAATTGTTCTTGAACTGTTTCTAGATGATGTAAAACAGCAATCGCAATAATTTTATCATATTTTTTATTTGTTTTAAAATTTAATACATCAGAATAAAATACGTTTAGATTTTTTTCATTACATATATCAAGTAAATTATTTGATATATCAAACCCTTCGCATATATACCCTTGTGTATTTGCATATACCATATTTTTTCCATTACCACAACCACAATCTAATAATGTTTTACTGCTACTATTTTCATCTAAAAAGTTTTTAACATTGTTCCAGATTCTAACACGCGATGTATCAAACGATTTATATATTATATCATATTGTTGTGCTACAATATTATTATGTTTATTCATTATTGGAGTATATAATTACATATAATATATTGCAAACTATTTTTATATGTAATCCGCCGATCGACTTAGGTCGGCTTTCGGGACCTCGACAACATCATATGGTTCTTTATTTAATAGCGGTGTATTAAAAGTTAGTTGCTGTGGTATATCATATACATCTCGTAATCTATGTCCGACAACATTATCATTATTAATACTTATTTTAAGGTCATTTGTATTATCGGTTGGTATCATATAAAATTCCGAGAAATGTCTATCCTTTTGTCTTGCGAATAATTTCCAATTATTGTTACCAGAATCTTTTTCATCAGATGTGCTAGCAACATAAGCTACTAGGCGAAATGTATCTCCTGTTTCTTGTGTATTAACATACATACGGCGTTTATTAATATTATTAGCTAAATTTGTATGCGAGCGTGTATCTCCACGATTGAGTGGTGGATATAAATCATCATCTAAAACTTTTCTATCACGCGATACTGTATCGCTGTCGTTTTTGATATTAATTGTTGGTTGTTTTAACTTATTAAATTCATCAACGGACATACATATTTTGTCATTATTGGAACTATCTATATTTTTTGATTTATCTTCTTCTGAATTAATAGACATATATATAAGATATCCTATGATTACGGTAAATAGTAGGAATACAATAAATAGAATATATGGTAAAAATTTTGTTAACATTATTATAATACAATCTAATAATACATTTGATAATAAATTAAATTGTTATAATAATTAAAGTATATATACCTTTCTGTCTACAATTATCACCTGTATTAAAATATATGTGTTTATGTTGAACATCGCAATTAATAGCCTTTTTAAAATTGTTTAAGTTTCTATAAGTTTTCCACTTATTATCTATATTATCTCTAATATTAATGCAATGTGAACAATTATTACAAATATATTGCATAGTTTCGTAACATATAATAATTTTACAAGATTTATTATTATATTTTGCTGCTTTTTTAATTAATTCAATTATTTCTAGTTCAGTATCAGGATATTCTATCCATAACCAATAGATATCATAAATAAAATCATAATAATTATATTTAATAGCGTCACAATATTGAATAAGTATATCATTTTCCTTTAATATTTTATCATTAAGTTTATGCCTTTCATTAAAATAATTAATACCTTTTGTTATATTGGTATTGATATTTTTTTTACAATATAACAAAAAATCCCCAGCAGCTGCACCAATATCAAGTATATTACTATTTTCGCATATAATACCGCATTTTTTTAATTCGTCGATAACAACAAATGATATTCTCATAGGAGGAGTTTCAATATATAGACTATTATCAATATATTCGTGGGTTTTTATATTTTGCCCTCCAATATTATTCATTATGTTATAATGCTATTATTTAAAAAAATAATTATAAGTGACGCAAAATATATAAATATATCAACTATATTGTAATATAAACATGTTAGATAAAGCAATTGAAAAGACAACGTCAATTAATTTGAGCATAGGATGTTCCCTCGGATATTTATATAGTTTATACGTATTATTAAATTATATGAAAAAAACAGACAAAAAATATGATTTAAAAAAGGTTCTTATGTTTTACAATACTGTACAGATTGTTGTTAATACTTATATAATTTATGGTACTTATTATATAATATCAATACCAAATATATTTGCAATTAATACACAATATACGGATTCTGTTAAATATTTTACATATCTACATTATTTATCCAAATACTTAGATTATTTAGATACGTATTTCATAATATTGAAACGAAAGGATAAGGAACAATTATCTTTTTTACACGTATATCATCATAGTACTATTAGTTTAATTTGGGCATATTTAATTAATAATGGACATGGAAATGGTACAACGTCATATTGTGCATTAATTAATAGTTTGGTGCATTTAATAATGTATTCTCATTATTTAGTAACATCATTTGGATATAAGAATCCTTTAAAAAAACTTGTAACAATGTCGCAGATAGCACAATTTTATAGCTGCATTATGCATTCTGTAATTGTTATATTATATGAAAATATTGTGCCAAAAAAATATGCATTTCTAGAATTCAGTTATCATACAAGTCTAATAATATTATTTACTAATTTTTATAATAAAACATATAAATTAAAATGATATAAAAATAACACACATTATATATATAGCTTACAGGCACGTCACAAAAACAACAATAAAATGCAACAACCCCGATACAACAAACGATCCAACTTTGATGAACTTCGCAAGAACGAACTAACATCGCGCGCTGGATTTGGATGGGAAGATGGGGAAGAGGAAAGACTACTCGCAATGCGTTTGGAGAAATCGTCATTTGAGGATATCGCAGCAGAACTTAAACGCACTGTTCGTAGCATTCAAACGCGTCTATATCAACATATTTGCAAAGAAGTAGAGGGTGAAGGTGAATCTCTTTCGGAAAATGAGCTTCTTGTTAAATATGAAGTAACCGCCGAAGAACTAGAAGATTTTAAAAAGAAACGCGAAGAACATCAAAATAAAATGGTTTCGCGCAAACGCCCATCTGGTAGATATCCCCGTGATTCTTCACGACCGTATATTCCCTATGAAAATCGTAATGCTAGTTTTGACATTCGCAATGAACTAAATGTACTACGACAAGAAGTGAGGGAACTTCGACAAGAAATGCGAGACCTCCGCAGTAATTAATTATTCATGATAGAAGTTATAATAGATGCCACGTTTAACAAAGCATCAATTTTACCCAACTCATATTTAGACATATCACTTGCTTGAATATCATTTTTATCTAGATTTACTATAAGTGTTTCATTATTAGTAGATATATGAATTTGTTTAATATTAGATACATCAATATGTATATTAGATAGTATTAATTTTTTTGCGATAAATTCGTTGTTATCGATTAATGTATTATTATTTTTGAGATAAATAATGGCTTCTTTATTGTCAATTGAATTATTTGCATTCATTGAACCAATTATATTATCAAGAATATTATTAATATCTACGACAGAACTGCTGTATTGCATTGTTTTTTTTACTTTTCTAATACTTAATAAATAATTTTTATACATGAATTTTTTATTACAATCCATAAAATTATTATTATTACCATTAAGCAATGATAATTTATTTTTTCTCAATTTCAATAAAGGTATATTTATATAAGAATATACTATTTGGAAATAAATAAACACTATTAAAATGTAATATTTCATGATATTATTTATATATAAAAAAGCTTATCATTTTTTTATATGAATATTCTCATTTATTATTTTATATATTCTAAAATCATTTCTAGAATATATATATAATACCACATCATTATATATCCATTTTATATATCCAATATATACATTTTCAGCAGGATATTTATTTTTAAGATATAATAATATATTATTGTTTTTATCACAATTTTCAATATGAAATTCTGTAAAGTATTTGAGTTCAGGTAATACTTTATTGATTTTCTTTATTTTACTTGTTATCTGTTTGGTTTGTTTTGATAGTTTATCAAAATATTGGCTTTTATCCATAATTAATATAAAAATAATAAAATAACGCATCATTTTTTATTTCTAAACCGATAAACTCGTCCTTTTATTTCTTTAATTTTCTTGGCGTTTGTTAATTCATATTTTGTTAATTCATTAAATGTTAAGGGTGTTTTCGGTGTAACGCGTCGCGTAGGTCTATATACGTCATTTGTATTTTTATATCCTACCTCTCCTCTTTGATTTTTCCATTCCTCTTTAAACCATCTTGATAATCCTTGTTTATTTGTTTTTTTTCCATAATAAGCATCATTTGATTTATATTTTTTACGATAAGCTTTCTTATACTCTTTAACTAATATACCACTTCTATAAGCTGAATGTTTTGTTATTTGTTTATAAACCTTGGTTTTTATACTTTCATATAACTTAGTATCTTTTGGTATATTAGCCATTATTCTATATAATTAAAATTATTTAAAAATTGATTATTGTTTAATATATATTGTTTATACCATTTTTCAATAATGAATGAAGATGATCTTTGGAATCTTTTTGATGAAATAAAGAAGGAAGAAGATATTAAGAACGGTATAAATGATAATAATGTAATAAAATGTTCATGCGGATGTGAAGAATTTATTAAAGAAGATAATATGACTATATGTACTAAATGCAGTTCTATTGTTTCAAATGTAATTGAATGCGGTGCCGAATGGCGATTTTATGGCAATGATGATAATAGAGATGGTGACCCTTCAAGATGCGGAATGCCGACTAATAATCTATTACCAAAATCATCTATCGGATCCATGATAGGATGTGGTTATAAAGATAATATTGATATACGTCGAATACGTATGTTTCAAATGTGGAATAGTATGCCATATGACGAAAGAACATTATGGAATGTGTTTGACAAAATGACTGCTAATACTATAAATAATGGTATACCGCAAAAAGTTATAGATAATGCAAAGGTATTATATAAAAAAGCTTCTGAAAAAAAGATATCAAGAGGTGATAATAAGGAAGGCCTTATTGCGTCATGTATATATCATTCTTGTTTATTGAATAAAGTGCCAAAAAGTTCCAAAGATATTGCTGCAATGTTTAATATTTCACATGTTACATTAAATAAAGGCAATTCAAGATTCCAAACCTTATTACAAATAAATGTATCCTCACCCGAACCAATAGATTTTATATCACAATATGGTAATAATCTTAGTATGTCTATTACTGATATCAACAAATGTAAAGATTTAGTTAAACTAATTGAAGACAACGAGATTATGAATGATAACTCGCCTACATCATCAGCTGCGGGAATATTATATTATTATTCTACCGTTAAAAGTTTAGGGTATACTAAGAAAAAATTCGCAAAAGCATGTAATGTTTCTGAGGTTACCATTGTTAAATGTTATAAAATAATTAATAATTACCACGATTTTATTATTAAAAATAGTGATATATTCGTTTAATATATATTAATATTTATAAATCTATTATATAAATGTACTATGAACAATGAACTATTTATATCAATTTGTAACGGTGATATACAAAATAGTCTTTTAGTAGCTACTAAATTAGTTTTTTTACACGAAACACCAGAACTTTTAGAAAATGTTTATATCGATGTATGTTCTTATATTGGTACATTTATTTCATTATCGCATATAAGTAAATTAATTGATGTGATTAACCAAGCAAAGGACATAATAACAGATGAAAAAATTGTTATAAAGGATATCTATAATTTAATTACTAAATTATGTATTATTTGCGATATATATAATAAACATCCCGTAGCTAAATGCACAAGTATGTCTATTACTATATTGAAAAGCAAAATATCCAATATAATAAATGATAATGATATGAAACTATCTCATGGTGGTATTATGCGTTTTGAAGGCATATTACCACCAAATGATCATGAAAATTACATGACTGCTTTAAAAATAATAGCTATATTTATTAAAACTATTAAATCTACTGATGATATATCAGTAGATGACCGGGATAAGTTAGTAGATATCTCCAATAATTTAAGACTTGTCACTGAGTTTATATTAAGGAAAAAATTCAAGTTTGAAACTAAATTCAATGCTACCGATGACGATAATGTATGGTTTTTATGGGGAGTATATAGCATTCTTTATAAGGAATCTGTTATTGATAATACGTATTTATTATATAATCATGAATTTAAAAAAAAACACAAAACAGCACGTTCTGGTCTTATACATTCACTAGCATTAATGGCAATATATATACATAAAAAGGATATATCATCGGGGTGGAGCACGCGGGAAAAAATAGTTATTCAAAAAATCGACGAAGTCGCCATCAAATTATATAATGAAATAAGACGAGATATTATGAAAGATAATCCTGATAAATTTGAAAAACCTACCAAAAAAAAAAATATTTATAATCACGATGGTCTAGAATATATTATAAATTTTATTCCCGAGATTGATAGTCAAAAACAAACTAATATTAATAAATCTCAAAATTTATATCCAAAAAGCACTAGTTCCAAATCAATTGAATATAATTCCTCAAATAATTCTAAAATTATATCATATTGATAGTATTGTATTTTTTTATAATATCTTGTTTTGATATACTGTATGCTCCTACATTATTTTTTATATTATATTTAATTTTATTCAATTTTGTTATTAACTCACTGGATTTATTATTTGTTTTTATAAACCAATTAGTATTTACATTATCTTTACTATCACATTTCTTTGCTTTCCCTGTACTAAAACCAACACGTTTAATTGCTATATCACATTCGGGTTTCTTAACAAATTTATACCATTTATTTGGTAAAGTTTTTTTTATCCTTTTTCTATTATAATCTCGTTTTTCCCAAATTTGAAATACGGTTTTTATATCTACTACCTTTTTCTTATTAGTATAAGAATTTTCTGGTAATTTTTTACTTAACTTTAAATGATAATTACCTGGAAATGCCTTTTTAAAACTAGGTTTATTAAAACTTATAGGTAATATAAATGAAATTGTTTTGGCATTTAGCTTAGCGGAATGTTTTATGAACTTAATAGCTGTTGAAGATTTATTCCCGAATGGAGGATTCCCAATTATATGTAGATTATTGTTAGCATTTTTAAGTTTAAGAAAGTTTTTCTTGATAATTTCTTTATGTTCTGGTTTAATATCATAAAAACTATAATTATTAGATAACTTTTTAATATATTTTATAAAAGCCCCATTACCAGCACTCGGCTCTATTATTAAATCGCGTTTTTTTATTTTTAGATTACGTCTAATAGCTTTATAACATATTTGTGCAGTAGTGTCAACTGTATAATATTTATAATAATTGATTGCCATTATTAATTAATAATGATATAAAGTTTTTCACAGTCATATTAGTTAAAATGGTTGATGATAAATATTTTGAAATAATTGATTCTTTTAAAAAAGCTTATATATTTGGTCTTGTATTATTTAATTTTAAAGATAGGTATGATGGTAAATATTTGAAATGTATTTTTAAAATATCAGATATTAAAACAGCAAATAGATATTTAACATATAATTATTATAATAAATGCGAATCCTATGATAAGTTAAATTATCCATATTTCAAAAATATTGATATTATTGTTGATGAATTAAAACTATTGGGTGATGTATATGTCTCAGAATATAATAATATTGAACTTTGTATATCCTCGACTAATTTAATTAGTGATATACAAAAACACATAAAATGTGATAATTTTGATTTATTGATAGATCAAGATTTATCTAATATTATTGATAATTTAAATGATTTTAACTTAAAAAATCAATTTATTAAAGCGTATTTAGAACAATTTGCTAATATTATTGGAACATCTTTGCGTATTACTATATATAACTATAACAATTATCGACTATTATCTGACCTATATAAGATTCCTTTTACGATAATTAAAGAAGCTATCGGATATACAATTGTGTATAAGGATTCTGATATGCTTGACTTTCTTGGTATTGTTTATAATTGTAAATATCTATATCTCAATTATGATATATATAATTTCAATGATAACGATAATTTGCCTACGATTAAAGTATATATGGCAAATGAAAAGGCGATTATGCCAGTGAAAGCTTCGTATAGTGATGTTGGATATGATTTGACTATCATAAAAGAGCACAAGGTATTAAATAGTTATACAACATTATATGATACTGGTATTAAATTAAATATACCCAATGGATATTATGTTGAAATTGCACCAAGAAGTTCTATTAGTAAATCGGGATATATGTTAGCAAATAGTATTGGAATCATTGATCAAAGTTATCGTGGAAATTTATTAGTCGCATTAATAAAAATAAATAAAGACTCGCCTGATTTAGAATTACCTTGGAAATGTTGCCAATTAATTGTTAAAAAACAAATATATGCAAATATGGATTTATCAATTGATAATCCAAATATTACAAATAGGGGTGAAGGTGGATTTGGTAGTACAGGTTAAAATATTTTAGAATAAAAAGCTCTTTTATTATATCCGTTTGTTGTTTTTTTTATAATTAGTACAAGGATATAAAATATTAGAAAGTTAATAATAATCATTGGTAAAATAACTGGAAATAATTTATTCATAGAATTTACATTGAAATAATCCAAATAATTAAACCATATTTCACGTGTATAATAATTATTTTTAAATAATATATATAAATAATTCTTACATTCATCAATCATATAACTATTAAAACTTGCAATATCCATGTGAATGGATTTGTGTTATATAGTGAATATGTCAATTTTTATTCAACTTATTTGTTATTTTATTATGCACATCGTCATAAGTTTCTAAGGAATAATTAATAAAAAAGGGGTTTTTAGAATAAGAATCGCTACATATGTAGACATGATTAAATAATTGTTTAATTTTATCTTTAATAACCACATCATTTATTCCAACATTCCAAAGATATATATTATGTTTTCTAATAGGACAAACGACATGAATATTATCTAATAAATGTTCTTTGATATCGCCTTCATTTTCTAATAAATTATCACTGAATATTGTCTCTGCGTCAATATTATATTTAGTTACATTATTTAATATTTTTTTTTGTTCCTTATTTAAAAATTTAAATCTTAAAAGATTATCTTTTGATAATGTTAATACCAATATATTTGAAATATGTGTTTTATATTTTGATACTATATATATTTTAGATTTATATATAATATCTATTATTTCAGTATTATATATGATATACCCATTACGTGATATTATATAATTTAGCATCTTATTTACAAGTGTGTTTTTATCATCTGTCACAATATAATATTCAATATCTTTATTAATATCGTTTATAAATAATGTAATCGCAAACATAGCTGATATATTATCATATATATACTCAAAATCATCAATATTGTTTTTGAGTATATTATATTCATGGGCTGATAATATAGAACGACAAAACTTAACAAAATTTTGACTATTAAGTATTTTTTTTGATATCAACTTAGATTTATTAATGATATTTAAAATAATTTTATGTGTTATCTCGTTATATTTCAGTATGTATTTCTTATAATTTATTGAAAACTTATTTAATAAATTAATATAAAAATTGTGATTCTTGTTAAAAATTCTATAATTATTTTTTTTATCATTAAATGAATTGTGTTTTTCAATTATAGTTACATTATAGCCATTATCTAGACATTTTATTGCTGCATATAATCCTATAAAATTGCACCCGGCTATAATTAAGTTATTATTCATATTTATTAATTAGTTTATCTAATATGTTTTTATATGCGTATTATATTTTCCAATTATTAAATATATATGTAGTAAGAATATTTAATGATATGGGAAACACATCATCAAGGCAAAATACCTATCAACAATATCATAGAAATTTTAATAATGTGAATAGAGAAAGTGATAATAAAGTTAACGAACCGGTCGCAACAACTAGCAGTGATACAAATATAGATCTTAAAAATATAGATATGGAAAGGCTAAACTACTATGAAGTTTTAAATGTTAGTAAAGATTTTACATGGGAAGAACTTAAAGAGTCGTATAGAAAATTAGCAATTAATACTCATCCTGATAAGCCAAACGGAAATAAAGAGCTTTTTAATATTATTACATATTCCTTTAAAAAGCTCGCTACCGAATATAAAGATCGTTATAGCAATGTTGATCATAATGAACTTAAAAAACAATCAGGTAATTTTTTTAATAAAATTACTACTGAAACAATGCCACATCCAAGTGAATCGTTACAAAATTCAGATGAAATGTTTTCAACAAAATTCAATCGCAATTTTGATAAATGTAAAGTATATGATGACGATATAGATTTTGGTTACGGACAAAAAATGTATGAATCTTCGAAAGTAAGAGAAGAAATAGATATTAAAAAAATCATTAAAAAAGACAAAATAGATAACGAAAGTTTTAATAAATTGTTTAATAAAAATGTTCCGGTTAATAAACAATTGGTAAAATACAAAGAACCTGAACCGTTATTGTTAGCAAAATCTCTCAGCTTTACAGAGTTAGGTAGTAAAAAATCTGATGATTATACAAGTAGCATGGAAAAAACTAATAATTTATCATATACCGATTATATGAGAGCTCATGATGGAACACGATTAGTTGATCCTTCTTTAATGAAAAGTAATAAACAATTTAAAACAATTGAAGAATATAAAGCATATAGTGATAATAAAGCTGAAAAAAAATTGAGTGAAAAAGAATTGAGAATACAAGAATTGAGGAAATTAAAGTCAGAAAAAGAAGAAAGAAAACGCGTTGATAGATTAAAAGTTTATGACGAACGTGTTGAAAAATCATTTAATAAAGCTAATAAATTATTTTTGAAATAATTTTGTCTTTATTATCATGAGTATCTTCCCAACCTTGTTTAAATAAATCCCGCGATTTATCTTTATCAATATACAAATAACTATCTGGATTAAATTTTCTACCCCACATCCGTTTATGTATTATTATTTTATTACTATCCTCTTTTTCGTTACTATAATCGTATTTTATATCACCGTCTACATAACGAGAACCTTTATATTTTTTAGAAAATGTTCTACCAGATAAATATGGTAAATAAGAACTACATAAGCAAAAATCTATCATATCATTTATATCAGTAAAATCATTTTTCTCTTCTGATTTCATTTTAAATAAGGCTCCTTCTAATTTTGTAGATACTATTGATATTTTATCTAAGTTTTTTGGTTCCTTATTTTTATAACGTTCTTTGAGATTTGTTTCAACATTTTTTTGAAATATTCTCATATCGCTTTGTATTTTTAATTGTGTAATATTATTTCCAATAGTATAACTCCATATATTATCATGGTCTGATAAATCTTTCTCTTGTGTATATAATAAAGAACACCATGCCCCACCAGATATGCCTGTAATTTTATAATCACCTATTTCTATATTCTTTTTAATATATCCAATCACTCCCATACTATAAGGTAAAAATAAACCAGTACCGTATATATTTATACTTGTAAAAGCATTAGCAATATTAGCAAATGATATTAATAGCAATATATATTTCATTCTTAATTTAATATATATACTTTTTTATTTTTATACTTTTTTTGTCCATTTTGATTTTTCTTCTGTTAAATCCCGTGTTCTCATATAATTGAAGAATTTCATTATATTCTCTTCATTTCCTTGCGAAAAAAACTCAGATAATTCGGATATTGATTTATCTTTGTTTTGTATTGATGCAAGTATTATATTATTCATTTGTTTTTTATACCTATCAGATATAAATGGGGGTTGTTCTTTTAACCATACATCTCGCATTTTTATGTAAGAGTCTCTGGTTAAAGGGATAGTTTCTTTATTATTATTATCATATGATACAACAACGTCATTATTACCTATTGACACTGATACTATTGTATTGTTAGTATTTTCCATTTTAATATATAAATATATTTATTTTTTTTTATATCTATTTATAATAGTATAATATCTAAAATGGAAAGAGGTATTGAGATGGTTTTGCATTCGGTTATAATTGGGTTAATACTATATATGCTAATGATTTTTGTATTAAAACAAAAGGAAGAAGTTGCCGAAAATAGAAGTATTCTTATTGCATCGTTTATATTGATATATATGATAGTATTTGGACATGGGTTACCAACTAAAATAAATAAAAATTTATAATTCACTATATATAATCATATATGCCGCGTTATTATTAGTTTTAAAATTAGTTATTTCTTTAATATCCAAATCATTATATAGTAAATAATTTTCTGTATTATTACATATTGCCATGTAATGCCCGCTATTTAAATTACCAATATGCATTGCTATTGAAGACAAATTATATGTTTTTTTAGAATTAGGTGAACTTAATATTGTGCCTTCATTAAATTGTAATACATCGTTAATATTTATTGCTTCTGTATTTTTTCTAAATATATCTGAGAATCTGTTAATAACTATAAATATTACTTTCGGTAAACTCCATAATTTAGTTTGCTTAATATATTTTGTTTTTTCATTGCATTTGCCACATACCCAATCGTCGCAATTAACTTCTTCAATGTATATTTGTTTAATCATATCAACTACTGATAAATTCTTATCAGTTATATTAAGATTTAAAGTGATAAATGATTCAAAATTATATAAAGTATTATTACATTTTGTACATTTTATTATATTTAGATAAAACCCTTGTATTAACGATTGCCATTTAGATAATTTATTATTATTTAATTTAACATTATAATAATCAAACTTTTCTTTTAATCTATTGCTATTCAATAGTATTCTATTAAAATCAGAATCATTATTTATAACTACACCATTTGTTAATTTATCACTAGTATTTGTGTCTTCATTAATTATTTTATAATATTCGGGGTTGTCATTAACTTCATTTGTAATTGCATCTGATAAATATATCCACAATTCATATATATCAAGTTGCTCGCCATATCTAAATGTCCCGTCAAATGTATTAAAGACCTTTTTAACAAATTTTCTCGGTATTAATGACTTATCTTTTTCATGCATTAATACCAATATTTCTTTTAAATTACTTGTAAATGTATCTTCTTTCATATCATAACTTAATATAGTTTCACGTAAATGATTATTGCGACATATAATTTGTACTAAGCTATTTATAGCACATGTAGCACCTATGTTTTCCAAACCCTGCATTAGTTTATAATTATATATTATAAAGTATTTATATAATAAAAATGATATAGTTATATAGATATCATGCCAAAAAAGAATTCTAAAAAGAGGACTTCTAAAAATATTGCAAAAAATTATGAAGAATTTATGCCCGCAAGCAATAAATTTACATCTAAAATAATAGCTCCATCTGATAAAGAACCTACAAGTAGTATCAAAAAAAGAGTTATAATTGCTATGATTGTCAGTGGTATTATTGGATTAATAATAAATGTAAGTGCGTTAACGTGGTTACATAAATTAGAAGAAATGAATTGTGCATGTAGTGAACACTGGATGCGCAGCTACATTAAGTACTATCTTTATGTTATAATACCTATTTTTTGCATTGGATTACTAATCAATGCTTATTTATATATTTCTGATTATAGCATAATAGATTTAAATAACAATGACGTATTTATGTTCTATAAATCTTTTACAAATATTGTATCATTCTTTGGCCTTGCTAATATAATTATAGTTATAGTATTTATTAACAGATTAAAAGAAATTAATTGTGAATGTAGCGAGGATATTAAACGCGAGATATATTGGATATATAATATTATAGTAGCTAGCATTATTGGTGGCGCCTTACTATTTGCTCTGATAGGTGCATTAGTATTTTATATATCATTTAAAAGATGAATTAATCAACTTCATCAATAGTCGGCTGTGCTGTCTCTTCTGGCATTCCTCCTGGCATTCCTCCTGGCATCCCTCCTGGCATTCCTCCTGGCATTCCTTCTGGTGGACCCTGGCTACTATATAGTTTTTGCATTAGAGGATTTACAATTTCTTCTAGTTCCTTTTGCTTATTTTTATAGATATCTACATCATCACTCTCAGTATCTTCAAGCCATTTTAGACCTTCTTCAATAATTGGATCAAGTTCTTCTTTAACTTCATCGAGGGTCGGTGGCGAGTTTTCATTTTTAGTCATTGAGTTTTTAAGATTATATAGATAGTTTTCTAGACCATTCTTCGCCTCAATGAGCTCCTTCTGTTTATTATCTTCTTCTTTAAATTCTTCGGCCTTTTTAATCATTTCTTCAATTTGCTCTTTTGACAAACGACCTTTATCATTTGTAATAGTAATATTATTTGTCTTCTTTGTTGACTTTTCTTCTGCTGTAATATTCATAATTCCGTTTGCATCAACGTCAAAGGAAACTTCAATTTGTGCTTGTCCTCGGGGCATTGGGGGGATTCCATCTAGATGAAAACTACCTAGAAGATTATTATCCTTTGTAAATCCACGCTCACCTTCATAAATCTTAATATCAACCCCAGGTTGATTATCAGCATATGTAGAAAATACTTGTGATTTTTTTGTCGGAATAGTTGTATTTCTTTCAATAATTTTTGTCATTACACCACCCGCGGTTTCAATACCCAGAGAGAGTGGTGCCACATCTAGGAGAAGTAATTCATTAGTTTTACTATTACCCTGGCCAGTTAGAATAGATGCTTGAACTGCTGCACCGTACGCAATAGCTTCATCTGGATTTAGTGATTTATTAAGTTGCTTATCATTGAAATATCCAGACAGAAGTTCTTGCACTTTTGGAATACGTGTTGTTCCACCAACCAATACAATTTCATCGATATCACTTTTACCCATCTTTGCATCTTTAAGCAATTGTTCTAGTGGCTTCAAAGTTCTTTGAAATACTTTATCAGCAAGCGACTCAAATTTAGCTCTCGATAGATTAGTATTATAATCTACTCCATCCATTAGAGAATCAACCTCGATACTAGTTGTAGATGCGGCTGAAAGATTTTTCTTAGCTTTTTCCGCAGCAATATTAAGCCGTTTTAGTGCACGAGCATTTTCGCGAACATTCATTTTATGTTTCTTTTTAATATCATCACACAGATAATCAACAATTAGATTATCAATATCCGAGCCACCAAGATGTGTATCTCCGCCCGTTGCCTTTACTTCGAAAATACCACCATCTAGCGTAAGAATAGAAACATCATGTGTACCACCACCACAATCAAATACTAAAATGTTTTTTTCTTTCTTATCATCTGTTTTATCAAGACCATATGCAATAGCAGCAGCTGTCGGTTCATTAATAATTCTAAGAACTTCAAGTCCGGCAATAGCACCTGCATCTTTTGTAGCTTGGCGCTGCGAATCATTGAAATAAGCAGGTACAGTAATTACTACTTTTTTCAAGGGATGACCCAAATAAGATTCCGTAGTTTCTTTTAACCTTTGGATAACCATCGCAGAAATTTCTTCTGGGTGAAATGTTTTATCTTCATTCTTATATTTTACATTAATTAGTGGTTTATTATTCTTATCTCCCGATACTGAAAATGACCATAGTTTAACGTCCTCTTTGACAACATCATCTGTAAATTTGCGACCAATCAAACGCTTTGTATCATAAATAGTGTTCTTAGGATTCATAGTTGATTGATTCTTGGCAGCATCTCCTACAAGTTTCTCTGTATCACCAAAAGAAACATATGATGGTACAATGCGAGAACCGGTTTGAGTATCTGGAATAATTTCCACACGGTCATTAATCCAAATGGCAGCACAACTTGTAGTAGTTCCAATATCAAATCCCGCTGCTACTTCATCTTCCTTTCCCATAATTCTTGATTTTTTATACTTATTTATTGTAAAATATCTTTATATATTTTTTTTTATAATAAATAAGACTATATAAGGGTTACGTGCTCAGAATAATAATATAATGGTTTTCAATGATTTTTACAATGCTGAAAACCCTGATATACTCCCCTTTGAAAACCCTGATATAGAAACTACATGTGAATTTATTGCAGTTGAAAATATTATGAAGGAGTATCATATTAAAATTCTTAAATTGCAACTAAAAAAAGGAACATGCGAAAATGTGGAACTATCTTCATTATATAACAAGCTAATGGCTCTTGAAAAAGAGAGTACATAATTTTATTTTTCTACAATTTTTATAAACTTTTTATAATTTATACTTTTTTATTAATTATGTACTCTCTTTTTATGTATTCATTGCAATCAAATAAATATATACTTTAAATATAAAGGAAAAATATAATGGACGCGAATCTTGATAATACATTTGCGTATGACAAACACATCATAAACTTAGATTCAATACATGGTATTGAGAATGGTGGAAACTTTTTCAGCTGCTATTTTAAATTCGATGAATCTATTAAAAATGCTGTCGCTTTACAATTAATTAATGTTAAAATCATAACACCGATAAGCGCACCATTCCAACAATACGATAACTCCTTTTTTGTTATATTAAATAATATAGAGAGAGCAACATCATATATTAGAATTGGCAACACTATAAATGCTGTTAAATACTTAGAGAAAGTAGACTATATAGGTGACGCGAATGGTGTAAATCTAAAAAAATCTGAATCTAATAACGGCACAAGTACTGGTAGCTTCTCTGATTCTGGAACTCACATGTTTAACCCACCAATACCTGATTTAACCAGATTTGATTTATCACTTAAAGATACTACTTTCACTAATTTAGATAAATCTAGCATACATTCAGTAAAATTAACATTTTGTATTTACACAATTAAAAAGACATTTGGTTAAAATTATATAAGAACCATATGTGTTTTTTAATAAAAATGAAATTAAACATTATTAACAATTATAAAGCATTATATTATAACCTATTATCCAATTTTTATTTAATATTAAACAGTGTTTTGCCATTTTATGATGAAGTAATCATTAGTATGCACAATGAAGCAACTAAATCATTATATGGTGATATTAACACAATTAAACAACTTAGAATGATGGAACTCTTAAATAAATTAGAAAATAATGATAAAATTATATTGAATAAAAATAATAATACAATTTTGGTAGAATATAATTGCTGCAACAATTTAAATAATGATGCTGATTGCACAGACACCAGTGATGCTACTGAGAACTCTGATGAATCCGAAATCTCTGATAATGATGTAGACTTAAATATTAAAAACATTATTGAAACTTCTAAAAAACATAATTAACTCAAATACTTGATAGTTAACTTTCGTTTCCACATGCGCTTTATTTCGTCATCGTTATTTATCTTACCATAACATTCACTTTTTAATCTTTTGCTAACATCATTTTTAATGATATTTTTTATATAATATTCGTATTGATTTATATAATATAGGTTTTCTTTTGCTTCATCTAAATTATTAAGATATATCTTGTTTTTAACATAATCTAAATACAAAAAATATAGATTTGTATCAACACTACCTGTCGTAAATCCGTCCTTTACATTTATAGAAAAACATTCATTTACATTTAATATGATTTTTATTATATTAAAACTTTCTCCCGTTGTTTTTTCTATTATTTTTATATCATATGAAGCATATAAATTATATACATCAATTCCGTAATGCTCAATTTTTATATCATATGTATTTTTAGATAATGTATCTTTTAACAATTTTATAATTTCTGTCTTTGTTTTTTTATAATCATTAGATAATATTGTTGCATATCGCGAAGATTTGCTTAAACGATAACAACAATCCTTCTTTTTATATAATCTTAAAGGGTATCCGTCAATTAATGGATATTTTTTGCTTTTAATATAATTTAATAATTTTTCAATAACATTACTATATTGTTTTTTTACACATAAACATTTTTTAATTTTGATATTGCTAGTTTTGGTTGGATAAAATTTTACCAATAAATTTAAACGTTTAAATATCTTTTCCCATCGCCATCCTGATTGTTCTGGGCGAGATAATTCAAAATATAAGTTCATTTTCATATATTCTATTGGAATGGTCTTATATTTTTCAGTATAGTATTTTAATTTATTCTCTTTTTTAGTTGAAAATTTTAATAATTTATTATATTGTTCTGATTCCATCATTGTTATATCAAAAATTTGCTTACCGTATACATATATTTTAAGTGTCCCATCATGTTTTGCCTTTTTGATTTTAATGTATTTATATTTATTTTTTTTTATAAGCATAGCTAATTCCAATGAATCTTTATATGGATTTTTTGAAAAACAATCATAGTCGTTTATTGTATAATCTTTATAAAATCTAAATTTTTTCGGTAATGCCAAATTTATTACCAAACCTCCGTATAATATCAATTTTTTTTTAATTACAAATTTTGATATAATATGTATTACATCATTAAACTCATTATAAACTATTTTTAGTTTATTTCCTTCAATTTCGTTTATTATATTATCTATTGCATCAGATGACATTAGTTACCTAATTTAAATACATATATTAAAAATAATTTAAGCTTTTTTAGCAGATTTTTTAGCAGATTTTTTAGGAGTATATTGTAAGTCACTTGCTATTGTTTTTCTATCTAGATATACTTTTTTCCCTTTTTTATTTATAACAAATTTTCCTTTTCTAGGTCCAGTATATACTTTTACCGAACCACCTTCATACGGTATATATTCACCGCCAATCATATCAATACTAATATATATAAATATTTTTAATTTATTTCTTCGTATTCTCTATATTCAAATTTAGGCATAATACTGCCTATTTGTGTATTTTTAAATGCATCTTCTAAATCTGTTCCTTGAAATAGATTTGAATTCTTTAATAATACTGGATTTACTACCTGTTCTGTCCCATAAGAGCACACATTCGGGCGATATCCAGGATGTCCCCTATATTGTTGTTTATATGTTATTGGATTATATATTCTATTTCCCATACGATAACTTTTATCTCGTTTTATTGTATTATATCCGGTTGTTTTACCATCTTCTTTATTATAAATAGTGCCATAATCAGGATGTTCTTTATATTCAGGTATTCCATCAAATCCACCCGAACCACCAGAACCTCCCGAACCTCCTGAACCTCCTGAACCTCCCGAACCTCCTGAACCATCAGAACCTCCCGAACCTCCTGAACCTCCCGAACCTCCCGAACCTCCTGAACCACCGGATGCCTCTTCTGTCGTTATAGAATTATCACTCGTTGACATATCGCGATTATCCATATTATTATTTATGATTTCAGTCGTCATACTATATGGCTTACTTTCGTTATTGTTTTTATCATTTAATGTTATATTTATATTAAATACACTATTTCCGTCTTTTACAATATCCGATATTTGTTTGCCGCTATTCATTGCAGTATCACTATTATCTGTACTACTTGCCGCATTTTTACTAGCATCTGTGTGAAGAGCAATTGGAGTTTCAAAAGCCTTTCTTTTGATTATATCACGGCGCTTTAACTCATTTGCTATCAATCTCAATTCATATAATACAAAATGTTTATTAAAAATATCTAAGAGTTTTTTATCAGTCATTATATATTCCTTAATAACAGCTTTTTCAAACATAATATACTTATCATGCATTAACATAGCCTTGAATAAATAATCATTATATTGCAAATGAATATAACATTGTTTTAAAGGAACTAACATTTTATCTGGTAAATTCTTTTCATAATGTTGTTTATATAAAGGCTTTAAACTATCGATTAATTTAGTATGTGAAATATGTCTTATTAAACCAGGTTCAACATCATTTGATTGCATTTTAACTATCATTTTATATTCTGTTGAATTATATATCTTCATTTTTAACTTCTCTTCATTTCCCAGTTTTTCATAAAAGTCTTGTAAGTTTTTATTTAATTCTTGTGGTCTAGGATGTCTATTCAATAGTTTTTTATAAACATCAATTATAACAAATTCATTTATATTATTAGTTGACGCAAACTCTGGGTCACTTTTATATTTCTCATCATTATATGGTAAATAAGTGTCTTCAATAGGATCTAATATTGTCTTTTCCAAATCATCTCCACTTTGCCTGTAATACATATAATTTGTATTCATACTTAACTCGGCATTAGTTGCGTCAGTTTTGTATGAATCGGTGGAAGAATATGTATCCATTGAGTTCTGTGAACTAATACCGGACGAACCCGAAAATGAAGCATCCATCCCGCTACTCTTAATATAATCTAAATTCAAACTACCCCCTTCAACAACATTAGAAGCTATATATTCTGTCGGATATAAAGGTTGGTATATATTATCGTCGACAATTATATACGAATCGTGTGTTATATTTGTATTACCTTTCATATTCGCATATTCTCTTCTATCAAATGATATCACATTCTCTCCATCGACATTTTCATAATCTTCTTCAACAATCTTAGCTTTTATAGCTTCCTTAATACTATTATTTAATATTTCTGTATAATCATTTAAAACATAATCTTCGGTATCGGTTTCTCTTCCCAATTTTATCCATTTTCTACCAGCATCATAAGCTAGTAATTTATCGGGATTATATGGTTTAAAAAATCTACCATCTACATCTATATATGTATTATATGTGATATTCTCGATGTTTAAAGCATCTAATGTGTCCTGTGATATAATTACTGGATATACAAACTTTAATTTTAAAATATCGTATAATGCTTGTCTATTAATTTTTTCACCATCGTTAGGCTCTTGGTTGCTATAATATATCCATTTTAATCCTATTTTACTATTATCTACATTAAATGGCTCCACGTGATATTGATTAAATAGCCTATTGATTTCTTTATTAAAATATAAAGCGGCTATTATTAATAAAACAGTTATAAATGCCACTATAATATCTAAACTTTCCATAGCTCTCTATATTTAATAATAATAAAAAACGAGTACATAATTAATAAAATCTCTTGAATTTCAAAAAGTTTATAAAAATCTTAGAAAAATAAAATTATGTACTCATTTTTATGTCAATTTATACATCGGTGCTCAGCAC